TGTGGTTCAATATCAGATGCATGAATGCACATTCCATTATGCAACCCCAAGTGGTCAATCAATCTACCGTCACCAGCACATGGCTCCACAAAGGTAAATGGTTTTTGTGGTAGATGTGCAATAAGAGGTGCAACTGCCGAATATGGTGTTGGATAGAAGTCTCTTTCTATTCTTTCAAAATCACTACGTTTTCCCATTACACCACCAAATGACTAAAGTTCTTTTCTTTTTTGAATTGAATAATACTTCTAAACTTATCAAAAAGCATATCTTGTTTGTGTGAAATAACAAACACATTTTGATCGCTGAATGTATTCAGAATTTTAAGAAAATCATCTGTACCAGTACCATCCAAAGATGAATCAAAGATTTCATCAAGAATGAGTAGATTAGTATTGGTTGAGTTCTTCATCTTTGCGACAGCTCTCCATGTAAAGAGTAGTGCCAAGTCGATACGCATCTTCTCACCTTCAGAGAATGATGCATAAGAAAACTCATCACGAAAACGTGACTTGATAGTTTCTTGAAAGTTTTCGTCAATATTAAAGTTGACAAAGAAATCCATAGAGGATAGATATGTATTCACCAACTTGTTCATAATTGGCAAATATTGTTTTACAATCTTAGTTTTAATACCACTGTCTTGTAAAAGATTTCGTGATACATCAATATAGAATCTATCCTCGTTTAACTTAGACTTTTGTTCATTGATGTATTTAATTTTACCTTTGAGTTCATCAAGTTTAGATTTATCATCTTCTGATATAGAACCAGCTTCATAAGACTCAATGTCTTTCTGCAACTTGACATTAAACTTTTCTAGTTCAATAATAGAGGAACGAATCTTTGCAATCTCAACATCATGCTGACGAATGGTTTCAAGGTCGATTAAGATTGTGTTGAGTCTGTCTTGTTCGGCACGTTCAAGGGTTTTGCAACTGTCGATTGCTGTGTCGAGTTCTCCGATTTTTGCAGTGCGAAGTTCTGTCTGCGTCTGCTTTGTTGCAGTCGTAATTGATTGTTCGCAAGTCGGACATTCATCGTTGTTCTGGAAGAATTGGATTTGACGGTCATGTTCTGCCTTTCTGTTTTGAAGTGCTGCCTCAGTCTTATTGAGTTTTTTAAGTTTCTGTTCAATCTTCAACTGCTCTTCAGAGTCATGAGACAATTCTTCTGTCTCAATTTCAAGAGCTTTAATATCATCCCTTTTCCAATCAATTGTCGAATTGTTATCGAAAATCTTTTGTTTATTCTCTGCAATAATAGCAGACTTATTATTCACCACTTCTGCAATAAACTTCTCTTGCAGTGCAATCTTCTCTTTTGTTAAATCATATTGATATTCAACATTACGAATCTCTTCACCCAACTCCTTGTTCTTATTTTTAAGTAAGAAGTTCATCAAAGAGAAAATCTTAATATCTAAAATGTCCTCTACAACCTCACGGCGTGCCTTTGTAGACAACTGCATAAATGGAACAAAGGTAGAAGAACCTAGAATAACAACCTGTGTAAATGAACGATAATTGAGTCCCATAATTTGTTGTTCTAGATACTTCTGATAATCCCTTGCATTTGCATCTTGGTTTATCATGTTGTCATTTACATAGACTTCAAACTTATTAGGTTTGATACCACGACATACACGAACCTCTTTTCCACCAACATTGAAACACACTTCAACCATGGCCGAACCACCATTGACAGAGTTTACAAGTTGGGACTTAGAAATACTACGAAACGGTTTATTGAACAGTCCAAAACATAATGCATCTAGAATAGTGGATTTACCAGCACCGTTCTCACCAATGATCAAAGTAGTTGGACTTCTATCCAACTGAATTTCTGTAAAGTTATTCCCTGTTGAAAGAAAGTTCTTCCAACGCACATACTTAAAGGTAATCAAATTATAACTCCAAATCACTGGCCTCTACATAGAGACCCTTCATCATATTTGTCAATCGTTTCTTATCCAAGTCAACATCAAGTTCATCAATATAACGCTCAATAAGAGTCATGTTGTCCTCTGCATTCTCAATGATTGCATCATCAACATTCTCTGCATCAAGTTCACTAAAGTCTTCAACAATCTTTATCTCGTGAGCACCAGATTCATGAAGAACTTTATCAACAAACCTATCGAACTGATAAAAGTCCTTTTTATTAACTACCACTATTTTAACAAACTTATCCTTCAATGTCAAGACATCAAAGGCAGAATAATCTGTTGTAGAGTCATCATAATAGACTTTTTCAAAGATGGTGTAGGGGTTGACAATCCTTTCTAGTTCTCTAGTGTTTGTATCGAAAACATGAAAACCTTTAGGACAACCGTTGTCACTCCATGTCATCTGATAGGTGTTACCCAAATAGTAGACATGACCATCATCTGATTTTTTATGGAAGTGACCAGAAAAGACAGTATCAAATTTGTTTAGAAATCCTTTACTATAACCATTTTCTGCAAAATGTCCAGCGTGCATTTCAAAACCATTGATTTCTAAGTGTCCCATTGCAACTTGAGCCTTGGTATCCTTAATATGATTCATCGTGTCTGCATAGTTCTCTGCACAAATCCAAGGAATAAAACAAATAGGTGTTCCATCAAAATCCACTGTAGTTGGATCTGGATATACAAACATCTTTGGATATCTTCCCTCAACAAGTTCTGCAAGAGAGTTTACATCGTTTGTGTTCTTATAGAATGTATCGTGATTACCCACCATCATGTGTAGTGTTACACCCATATCAACAAATCGTTGAATGAAACGCTCACGAAAATCTTTTGCAATCTTATAGGAAACAAACTTTCGTCTGTCCATTACATCACCTAAGTGGATAACAGTATCAATACCATTCTTTTCAATATATGGGAAGAATGTATTTTCCCAAAACTGATAGAAGTATTCGTTGAATGCTATGTTATCGTTTCTTGCACCAAAGTGAGTATCAGTTATCAGTGCTATCTTCATTTATCTCTTCACCTTCATCATCATAAAATTTTTCAAGTCCTTTGGGTTCAGATTTCTTTTTCTTCTTGGGTTTGTAAACTGCTTCAGCAGGAAGAAAGTTCTTCTGTAAGTAATCAACATATGCTGACTGGTCATCATCACCGTCCATAAGCATATCGACATTCATATTTTCGATAATCTTGTGTTTAACGTGTTGTTGTTTCTTTTCTTTTTGAATTCTACGAATGAATGCGTAGTAGATAATTTGCGTGAAATACGCAAATGGATTGTTCGATTTTTCTGGATTAAAATTACTACAATACTGTAGACAGTTCTCAATACCATCAGAAATCATTTCATCTCTATAGGTATAGTTGATAAAATTTGGTCGGTAAGAAAGATGATTTGCAATTTTAAGGAAACATTCTCCAATGTAGTTAGAAACTGGTGGTTGTGGGTCACCTAGTTCCTCTGCTTCCTTACACTTGGCTTTCCAATCTTTCATTGCTTGTAGGAATTCTGCATTATTAACATAATGGACTCCTGTTTTTCTTTTAGCCATAATAACTCCACATATTTTGTCGTAATTAAATTTACGACTATTCATACACTATACAGTAAACCTAACCTATTGTCAAGAGAAAAAATAATTAGCGAAATCTATTGACAATCTCTTGACAAGAGGGTATATTTACTATGCTGGGTTTGAGAATGAATAGATCTAATGATATGTCTTTGAACTAGGTTCATCAAAGGGTTCTTCTTCAAACTCTTCTTCATAGTCAATTTCTTTAAGTTCATTATCGGTAGGGCCTTCAATATCTTCCATCTTCATTCTTTTAATACAATGTTCGTAGAATTTGGATAGTCCAATAGAGGCATTAGTCATAACTAATACTTGAGTTTTAGGAACATCGTATACTTCTGTCTCAGAAAAATGAATCCAGCGTTGCAAAGATAAGGCCTCTTCAACACCACGTTTAGTAACCTTGGGCATTGAAATCATTCTTAAAGGGGAAGAAATACTAAAAGTTCTGGGGTGTTCATCTGCAACCAAATTACAAATAATCTCCTCACCACTTGACAGCTTCATTATTTTATACTGATTGTCTTGGGTCATTTTAGTTTTATCCTTTTAATTTCATAATCAAACTGTTCTTCATTATAGATATTTATCCGTTCTAAAAAGTGATTGATAGTGAAATTGCGTTTTGATTTGTATGTGATATCGTCTGCAATGTCGAAGAGGGTAGCGGTATCTTTAGTTTCACTCCTACGCAATCCACGACCAATACTTTGCAGCGTTCTAACTCTGGACTTACTTGGACTACTGAACACGATGTTATGGAGATTACGAATATTAATACCAGTAGAAAAAGTGCCGTATGACGCAATAATGATAGCGTCCTTCTCACCTTCAGTAATCGCCCGTATCTCCTCACGTTCATTGGTGTCTGTCCCACCATAGACGTAGAAAACTTTTCTCTCTGTCGCTTCATTAATTTGTTTATATAGTCCATCTCCATGTTTTTCAACAAACTGGAAAAGAACAAGAGTATTACCTTTCAGTGCCAGAGTCAAGTCTCTGATAAATTCGTTTCTTTTTGGGTGAGTTACAATAAATTCAATTTCTTCTTGGTAGTTCATATCCTTGACAATTTTACACTCATGTTCT